GAGGAAACGGACGATCCTTTTAGCGAGGATACGTGGCGTAAGGCTAATCCGGGGCTTGGTAAGTCCCCGACGTTGGCGTATATGCGTGACCAGGCGTTGAAGGCGCAGTCGTCGCCGTCTGCGTTCCCTGCGTTTTGTCAGTTGTCCCTGAATCTGCGTATGCGGAATCAGTCGCGTTGGGTGGATCTGAATAAGTGGGATGCTACGGCTGCCCCTTTGGATCGGACTGCTTTGCGTGGCCGGCGTGCGTGGGGTGGCTTGGACTTGTCGGCTGTGTCTGACTTTACGGCGTGGTCGGTGTGGGTTGAGTCGAATCGGCCCGGGTTTGAGCTGGATTTGTTCACTCGCTTCTGGGTCCCGGCTGAGAAGGTTGTGGATTTGCAGCAGCAGTTGCAGGTTCCGTTGCAGCAGTGGATTGATGACGGCTGGGTGACGGCGACTGAGGGCGATGTTATCGACTATTCGGCGGTGAAGTCGGCTGTGATCGGTGATTGTAAGCATTTCAACATGCAGCGTGTGTCGTTTGACCGGATGTTCGCTGGCCAGTTGGTGCAGGAGCTTGACGCCGATTTGAAGGGTGTTGAGTTGGCCCCGGTGGCTCAGACTTTCCTGGGTTTGTCTCCTGCTTGTAAGGAGATGGAACGCCTGTGGTCTAACGGGCAGATGCGGCATGAGGAAAACCCGGTTATGCGGTGGATGGCTTCCGTTGTGGAGGTCAAGAACGACGGCCTCGACAACATTAGGCCGGTGAAGCCTGACCGTAAGAAGTCAAGCTCCCGTATTGATGGGTTCCAGGCGGCTGTTACGGCGATGGATGGCATTGTGCGTACGAGTTTGAAGAAGAAATCAAGTGTCATTTACACCGGATCGAGCACCAGGAGGTAGCCGATGGAACCCCTGAGTGTTCAGGACGCAATTAAGGTCACGCAGTCGCTTTCTAACGAGCTGATCTATCGTCGCCCGGCGATTGATGCGCGGTTGAACTATTTTCGTGGGACTACTGGGACGTTGAAGTATGCGTCTGAGAAGTTTGGCGAGTATTTCAGCCGGCGGTTCTCGGGTTTCTCTGATAACTGGTGTATGCCGGTTGCTCAGGCCGCTGCGGAGCGTATGAATTACACGGGGTTTCGGCTGTGGGGCGAGAATAAGGGCTTTGACCTTGAACTTGCCCGCGTGTGGGAAGCGAACGACGGCGACCGCGGATCTTCTGAGGCGTTCCTTGTATTCGGTGCAGCCTCTAGAGCCTACGCTCTGGTGTCCCCGGGTGATGGTGTGACTCCCCGGATTACGTGGGAGCACCCGTCGCAGACCATTGTGGACACGGATCCGCAGACGGGTGAGCGGCGCTCTGCCCTGGTGGTGTGGGTTGACGACAAGATGGATTACGCGACCCTCTACACGCCTGAGTGGATTTACAAGTTCCAGCGTGAGACGGGTGAAGAGCGGTTCCTGAACTATGACAGGGACGGGCGCTACTACGACCGGGCCGTGCTTGGTGGTTGGTCGCCGCGGATGGTCAACGGTGAGTTGGCGCAGCCCGAGGTGAACCCGCTGGGTGTTGTCCCGGTTGTTGAGCTGCGGAATCAGACCCTGTTGGATGATTCGCCGATCAGCGACATTCAGGGTGTTATGGCGATGCAGGACAGCATCAACCTTGTGTGGGCTTACCTGTTGAACGCGTTGGATTCGGCTTCTCTGCCGCAGCGTGTGGTGACTGGTGCTGATGTTCCGCAGGTGCCGATCCTGGACTCTAACGGGCAGCAGATTGGTACGCGCCCGGTGGAGTTGGACAAGCTTCATGGTGAGGCGATTCTTTGGTTGCCGGATGATGCGGCGAAGATCGCTGAGTGGTCGGTGGCGCAGTTGGATGCGTTCGGTTCGGTCATTGAGCGTGGTGTGGAGCATATCGCGGCTCAGACGAGGACGCCCCCGCACTATTTGGTGGCGAAGATGGTTAACACGGCTGCGGAGTCTCTAACCATTGCTGAGGCTGGTCTTGTGTCGAAGACGCGTGAGCGGATCCGGTATGTGAACCCTGCCATTCGTGAGGTCAACCGGCTGGTTGCCCTGTGTCAGGGCGCGGATGATCGGCGTATTGGTGCTATCGCTTCGGGTCAGAACCTTTGGGGCGATGTTCAGTACCGTTCCGAGGCGCAGATGGCTGACGCAATGCTGAAGATGAAACAGGTCGGGTTCCCGTTCGAGTACATCGCTGAGCGTTACGGCCTACAGCCTGACGATATTCAGCGCGTGCTGGAGATGCGGAAGGCTGAGCTTGCATCCGACCCGCTGGCAGCTGCCCAGGCTGCCATGCAGATGCCTGTAAATGGCAACGGCTGAGGATGTAGCGGCAGCTCACTATTTGCAGCAGGTTCGGGCGAGTAGCACGGCGGCTTACAGGGCTCAGGCTTTGTGGCAGGCAGTGGATCGTACCCGGATCGCTGATTCGTGGGCTGAGATGTTGCCTTATGCGGTGCAGACGGTGTCGGCGGCGCAGTATTTGGCGGCGTCTGGTGCTAACGATTATGTGGTTGCTGCGTTGGATGCTCAGGGCTTGGATTCGTCCGGGGCTGAGGTGGCGCCGCGTTCGTTCGCTGGTGTCGCTGCTGACGGCAGGGACCTCGCCGGATTGTTGGCGTCTCCCGTGTATACGGCGTTGGACGGCATCCGGCAGGGCTTGAGCGTGGATCGGGCGATGGCTGGCGGATTGAACCAGCTTGTCATGTTGGCGTCGTCCACGGTCACTGACGCTGGCCGGGTTGCGGTTGGTGTTGGTGTTGCTTCCCGTAGCGTCCGTACCGGCTATGTGCGGATGCTGTCCCCGCCGTCTTGCTCGAGGTGTGCGATCCTTGCCGGGAAGTACTACCGGTGGAATGACGGATTCGCCCGGCATCCGCAGTGCAAGTGCATCCACATCCCGACGTCTGAGAACGCGTCCGGCGACAAGCGCACGGACCCTTACAAGTACTTCAACAGCTTGTCCGCGGATGAGCAGAACAAGTACTTCACGAAGGACGGCGCGCAGGCGATCCGTGACGGTGCTGACATGAACCAGGTTGTGAACGCGCGCCGGGGCATGTCTACGACTGCGGGCGGCTCGAAGGTCACATCCGAAGGCACAACCCGTCGCGGTTACTGGGGTGGCCAGCAGGCTACCCGCGACCGTCGCGGTTCGGAGCGTTACGGCGTCTCAACTAAGCAGCGAATGATGCCGGAAGAGATTTACAAGCGCGCGAAAACCCGTGAGGACGCCGTGAGGATGCTCCGGGAGTACGGCTACATCACCCCCGCTGGTCAGGTTCCTGCCGCTATCCGCGGTGAGGGTTACGGCTTCACGGGTGGTCGCGCTAACCGTCTTGGCTACGGGCAGTCGCCCAGCTAAACAGCCCCTCTTTACCGCAATGGTGAGGGGTTTTTTCATGCCCCGCAACGGGGACTGACAGAAAGAAAAACCATGCCCGAACCGCTTGAAACTGTTGACCCGATTGCCCCCGTTGAGCCCGCCCCGGCTGGCGCAGACCCGGTTGACACTCCCGAACCGGGCGAGGATTCGCTTGGTGATGCTGGCAAGAAAGCCCTCGACGCGATGAAGGCTGAGCGTAACGCCGCCAAAGCTGAGAAGGCCGCTCTCGCCGCCGAACTGAAGGCGCTCCGTGACGCCGCCGCACTGGCTGACAAGCCCGCGGATGAGCAGGCCATCGAGAAGGCCCGCCAGGAAGCCCGCGCCGAGGCTACGGACGCAGCCAATGCCCGCCTCATCCGGGCTGAAGTGAAGGCCGCAGCCGCCGGGAAACTCGCCAACCCTGAGTTGGCCCAGAAACTCATCGACACGTCAGGCATCACGGTTGATGCTAACGGCGATGTTGATGCGGATGCCGTAGCCGCAGCGGTTACGGAACTCCTCTCGCAGTACCCCTCGCTAGCCGCGCAAGGCGGAGCAAGGCAGTTCGATAGTGGGCGTGGCAAACAGGCCCCCGCCGGACAACTCACCCAGAACGACCTGAAGA